GGTGTCTAGATATGCAGCGATGCGTATCTTCAAATACTTAGGATGCAGTGCAAATAAGTCTTTGACTTATCCTAATTCTGTATGGAGGTTTGCTTATGGTTGCCATAGACCGAACGCGAGTTCGTACTCGAATAGTACCCCTCAATCCGAGGGTTACCCATTGCGGACATGATTTAATGTACGACAATGGGCAGTGGAAACGTCCTCCCGTCCAATCGGACGGTTGGTACGATTTCACTAGTACTGACATCTGGTATCGTAAGGCTGAAGCCTGCGCGGACGAAGTCCACAAAGGCCCACCTTGGCGATCCGGAGGTCCGTTTACGAAAATAAAGCTTGCGTCCGGATATTCTGATGACAGTGTTCAAGGACATGGAGAGTATGGCGGATTGGCCTTTAACCAGTTTTTCACTGGCATAGGTTACCGACCCGTCAAATACATAGGTGGCTTTATGCCCCTATGGCCTTCAGATAGTACCCTGCCTGTTCCTTATCGGAGCATGTGGGATACAAATAATCTTCTGAAGACCGCCTCTACAAATTCCTTGATACCGTCTCTAGCATCCTGGGGTCCATTGGCGTGGGAAAGAACCGCGCCAAAGATTGAAATGTCCAGCGGATATGTGGCGCTCGCGGAATCGCGAGATATACCGCATATGCTTAAACGGTCCGCAAAAGAGATGCATCTCGCTTGGGATGCTATTCTTGCGTCCGGTGGATCCGGGATATCGACAAGGGCATATAGAATTGCCCGAAGATCGAAATCCTGGAAGCAGGCGCCTCGAGAGGCGTCTGAAACATTTCTCAACCAAATATTTGGTTGGTCTCCGTTTATCTCAGATATGCGAAAGTTTTACAACGCATACCAGAACCACGCGAAGTACATGAGCGATATGTCTCATGGTAACGACAAGTGGAAGGTATATCGGAGGACCCTTGCCAATATAAATTCAGACACAAAGATTGCAGAAGGTACGAATTGGGTAGTTTACCCAGGTTCGCAAGCTATGCAATCCCAGTTTACCGGGGGTCGACCAATGCGATGGGAAGTTAGGGATGTTCAATCAACCCTAGTTACCTCGTCTGGCCGGTTCAAATGGTATAAGCCTGAATTTGACTTGAACAATCCGAATTATAATTCGGCGTGGAATACCGTAGGTCGTAATTTAACGATGTACGGTCTTCGCGTGAGTCCAAGTAACATTTGGCGTGCAACACCTTGGACATGGCTCATCGATTGGGGGTTCAATGTAGGTCGGTCGATTGACCGGATACAAGAACAACTTCTCGATGGTGTCGTGTCCCAATACCTGTACGTTATGCATCATCAGATAAGAACGCTCGTACTTACTTGTACGATACCGTTTATTACTGGTGATGTGACGTGTAGCTTCATTCGACAAATCGATGTGAAGCAGCGTCGCGAAGCAGGTAGTCCATACGGGTTTGACCTCTCGTGGGATACTTTCAGTCCTACGAGATTATCGATCTTGGCCGCACTCGGGATAACAAGAACGTCACCTCGGTGATGTCTTCCAAGATCATCTGCCTTGTGAATCACATGTTGTTCAGGTTGGGAATCTGAAGCAACTACACAGGGATAAACTCCCAATTACTTTGGAGGTCAACCACTTATGTTTTCCGATCCACAATCCGTTACTGTCAATTCAGTTGCGAAATCGATGGCCAGAATCATTAGTACCGGTCAATCTGGTACTTATGCTATGGCTGATGGGACATTTAAATTAATAATTTCCCATACCGAGTCCAAGGAGCGAGTTCGTTCCATGGTTCGGATCGAGCAAAGGGCCATTGTCACGAATCCGTTGGATTCAACGGATCAGGACTATGATACCCTCGTTTTCTACACTGTCATCGATAGGCCGTTATACGGCTTTACGTCGACAGATGTAGTCAACCTGATAACCGGTCTTAAGACCTGGTTAGACTCAACAGCGATTGGCAAGCTGTATGGAAGGGAGTCCTGATGATTAAAACCACCAAGACACAATCCAATCCACACAAAAAGCTGCTACAGGAAGTTGAATCCCAAGCAGCCGCTTTATCCTCGAGCAATCCCAGCCTGGCTTTACAACTCCTAGTGAGTAATGTAAATTCCTTGCTGGTTATACTCAAGGTGCCCATTCGTATTACGTTGGTAACGGGTTAGCCGTTGCCTTGTGGCATCGGCGTAGGCAGACACCTAGTGGCTTGAAGCCGACCCCCAGATATGGAGGCAGCTTGAAAAGCAACGTAAGTGACTATCTGAAGTTGATGGAAGTCGTCTATATAGACGCTACCATCAAATGCATCGCTGATGTCTCTGATTTTCGCGACCTTGAAGTTATAAGATCGCGGGTCGAAGAAGAGGGTTTTTCGTTTTTGACGATTACCCTACCCCGATTTTGCCAGGACTTCGAAAGAAGCCTTGGCCTCGGGTATATTGACTCAAAATTCTTTCAAGGTTTTCGAAAGAATCGATCAATCCCTGCATTTCTGCAAGGTATGATCAGTCAAATCTTCGACCGTGAGACAGGGAGTATTCTCAATGAACAAAATGATTTTCCAACAATCATTGAAGCGGTTCGGCAGATATGCCTCCTCTTCAAGAAAGTCGAGATCGAATGCACGCCCGAAAGGCTTGCAGCCGCTCTCACTTCGTTCAAAGAAACGGAGCGTTCCTTTGAGCTGTTTTCATTGCCAGAGGCGAGCCACAGTCAATTTCTGGCTGTATCTCGTTGTCTCTGGGACAATATGCTGGTGGACATTGATCCATCCAGATGTTTCCCTAGACATGGTCCTGGCGCAACTGCTGAAGGTATATCTGGTAACCAGAAATACTCTTGGCAGTATTGGAATGAACGTCTCGAGCCTTACTTTCCCGTGTTAGAGAATGCGTACCCTTTGGGTACTCCTCTCGACTCATGGGAGCTCGAAAAACTAACGATCGTTCCAAGGAATGAAGAGACACCCGTTCGGGTGGTCTTTGTTCCGAAAACGCTCAAAAGTCCCCGCGTTATCGCAATAGAGCCTTGCTGCGTACAATATACACAGCAAGGTCTCCGTGATGTCTTATATGACAAAATGGAGAAATATTGGTTGACCGCTGGTCACATTAATTTTCGTGACCAGTCGATTAATCAAAGGCTCGCGATATCCGCGTCTTCTACAGGTCAATTAGCAACGATTGATCTTTCCGATGCAAGTGACCGGGTTCCCCATGATCTTGCTATGGAGATGTTCGATGGTAACCCTGATTTCAGGGATGCGATCGAATCATGTAGATCGACTAGTGCTAGACTTCCAAACGGTGAGTTAATTCCCACCCTTAAGAAGTTCGCATCTATGGGTAGTGCTCTCTGTTTTCCCGTTGAGGCTATGTACTTCTATACGATATGTATAGTAGCCTTGCTACAGGAAAATGGACTCCCTGTGACGCAGAGAAACATTTTTACGGTTTCTCGTGACGTCTACGTCTATGGGGACGATATTATCGTTCCCACGACGAATGCGATGACAGTTCTCGATTACCTACAAAAGTACAACTGTAAGGTAAACGTCAATAAGACTTTCGTGAGCGGAAGCTTCCGAGAGTCATGTGGCGTAGATGCTTATTCCGGGTATGAGGTAACACCTACATACATTAGGAAATTGCATCCTGAGAACTGGCGACAAGCCGATAGAATCATATCGTGGTGTGCCACCGCTAACCTCTTTTACAAAAAGGGTTATTGGCGAACCGCCACTCGTTTGTGGAATATCGTTGAGCGTTTGGTAGGGAGAATTCCTTACCTTGCCTCTCGATACACAGACGGTCTCGAAGATTACGAAAGTCATCTCGAGGATATGTCTTCCGGTCTTGGCCGTATCTCATACTTGGGTTATAGATCCGTCGAAAGATGGGATCGTAAACTCCAACAGCCTCAAGTAAGGCGTTGGTTCCAAGCCCAGTTTATCGCACTGATGAACTGGAGGGATACGGTGCCCTAAGTAAGTGTCTTCTAAAGCTGGAAGACCATGAATTTGGCCTTCCTGTCTCTAGGGATGCTCTACACTTAGAGCGTTCTGCACTGTACGGCGCAGTTGCATTAAAACGCCGTTGGCTACCAGCCTCATAGGCTGGTCGGGGCTTATCGCCCACGGGGGTTGTTTCCAATAACAGCCGAAAGGCAGTCATTGGCAGTGCAGAC